CCGAGACCGGCCGCTCCCACGCGCGCGACAGCCGCATCAGCGCCCCCACCAGCGGCACCGCCTCGCGGCGATCCTCCGGCACATCCACCCGCAGCGTCTCGCCGGAGCGCGGCAGATAGGTCGGAGTCTGCACCTGCCCCAGATGGGCCAGCGCATTGAGCTGGCCCTGGAAGGGCGTCACCTGATCCCGCCGCGCCTTGCGCCGCCCCTCCTGGGCATCGCGCTCGCCATCCGTCTGTCCTGGGTAAGCGAGGCGCGCCAGCTCGTCCGCCCGGCGCTCCGCGTCCCGCTTCGGCTGGCCCCGGTACTCGCCCCAGGCCGGGGCCGCCGCCGGCAGACCGAAGGCGTCCAGCTCCGCCAGCGGCCCCAGCCGCCACACCTGCTCGGCGCCGTCCAGCGCCTCCCAGCGCACCCGGATCGCGTGCTGCGAGCCATCCGCCAGCGGCACCAGCATCGGCGACACCAGCACCTTGTCCCCGCGGTGCACCCCCTCGCAGGCGCTCAGGTCATACTCGCAGGAGCGCCCCGCCGCCGGATGCCGATAGGAGATCCGCCCCCGCTCCGACACCGTGCGCTCCTCCGGCTTGCCCTCCAGCAGGCGCGCGCACGCCTCCCGGGACGGCAGCTCGCGCAGCTCCTCCGGGCGAATGCGCAGCCACAGCTCCGAGCGCACCATGGGCGGCGCCCCCGGCCGGCGTAACCGACTATCGATCCGCGGCAAGGCATTGGCATTCCAGCCTTCTTGCCACCGCCCCGCCGCCAAATTCAGCGCGTCGATGGACTCGACCGGCTCAAAGCGCAGCCGGCTCTCGAACTGCCGCTCGACGATGTTCTGGGCCCCTTCCACCTGGCCCTTGACGTGCGCCTGCTCCGGCCGGTGGACGATGGCCTCCACGTCCAGCGCATCCAGGAGCAGCCCGATGCCGCGCCCGATGTTGGCACTCCCCGGGTCCATTACCAGATAGCGCGGGACCCCATGCCCCAGGCGCCCCTCCGCCCGGCCCCAGGCCCAGGTCAAGAACTCGAACAGCAGGGCCTGAGACTCGCCCCGGGCCTCGAAGTAGCGGAGATGGATCAGCGAGGACGCGTGGTCCGTCAGCACATAGCGCCAGCACTTGCGGTCGATCTTCGCGACCGCGTCCAGCTTGTTCTTGTAGAACTCGCTTTCGCGGATGATCCGCTGCCTCCCGCCCATGTAGTAGATCAGGCACAGCGACGGATCCACCTGGTGGGCATAGTTGGGATGGGGCGAGCGCATCTGCCCGAAGTGCTGGGCCAGATCCTGCCCGCGCCGATCCAGCCGCGCCCCCCGCAGCAGCCGCGACACCTGGGAGCCCGACACCGGGATCGAGCGCCCAGACTGCTCCAGGATCGAGCAGGCCAGGTCCACCGTCATCACCTGCTTGCCGTTCTCTCGCGACCCCTCCCGGTACACCGCCGCCACCTCCTTCAAAGTGGCATCGTCCAGCCGGCTCTTGCCGACCCGGATCCGCCCCGAGGTCCAGCCCCCGTAGGTCTCCAGCCTGCGATAGCAGGTCTGGATGCTGATCCCCAGGGCCGCCGCCCGGTCCCGCACCAGGTCCCCGCGCTGCCCGTGGGGCGCATGGCCCAGCCGCTCGGCCAGCTCCGCCCACTGGGCCACATGCTCGGGATCGATCCGGGGGGGCATGGCGATCAGCCCTCGGCCACAGGCAGCGCCGCCAGCCGGCACACCGCCAGCGCCCGCAGCTGGATCAGCCGCGCCATGCGCGCGTTCGCCCGCACCCGCGGCCCGCGGACCCGCTCCCCCGCCTTGCCGTGCTCCACGATGGCGCTGTCCACCCGCGCCAGGAGGGCCTCCGCCGCTGCCTGGCCCAGCTCCGAGATCGCCCCGTCCTTCACCGTCCGCAGCTCCCTCCACAGCTCGCTCATTGCCCCGCCCCCTCGCCCTGGGCGCCGACCCGCGCGCGCAGCGCCCACAGCTTCTCGCTCACCCCACCTTCCAGCTTGGCGGACAGCCCGCCAACCATATCCCCCAGCTCCGTGAGGCCCACCCCGCAGGCATCGTCGACCAGCCCCAGGGCCGAGGCCCAGGCCGCCAGCTGCTCGGGGGAGTCCCCATCCGGCGCCGCCTGGGCCGCCCCGTCCAGGAGCATGCCCAGCTGCACCAGCCAGCGCTTGGCCTCCCCGATGCAGTAGGTGGCGCTGGGGCCCCAGCCCGCCATCCGCTCGTCCATCCGCGGCGGCGGCACCGCCCCCGTCTTGATGCGCCGCAGCTCCGCATCCCGCTCCCCCAGGAGCTGGGTCGCCGCCGCATAGTTCGCCGCCGTCTCCTCGCGCTCCGCGATCGACGCTTCCGCCCGCCGATCCGCGCTCTCCCGAGCCTGGCGATGGCGCGCCACCAGCTCGGAGAGCACCGTCAGGGCCGCATCCCGGTCCCCGTCCTCCAGGGCCTCGCGCACCGCCTCCTGATCGTCCGCCGGCAGGGCCCGCAGCGCCCGATAGTCCTTGGTCTTCCAGCCGATCTGCTGGGCCTGCTCGTAGAGCGCCGGGCCCAGAAGGTGCAGGTTGTCGGCCAGCTCAGCGCAGCGCGCGTAGCCGACCCCCAAGAACTGCCGGCAGAACTCGTCCAGTGTCGTGACGGCGCCGAGACTCCCATCCGCATCCCGGTACGGCATCCCGATATAGCTCTTGTCGCGCCTGACCTGGGCAAACGCCTGCGCGATGGCGCTCTCGCTCACCGCGGTCATAAATTGCAGCGCCTGCAATCGTCCGGCCGCCAGCAGCGCCGGGGCGAACTGCGCCGCCCGGCTCGCCGCCAGGCGGGTCAAATCCTGCTCGGTCCGGCCCGCCTCGGCCTTGGCAATCAGGGCCTCCCCGTCCTGGGACAGCGGCGCATCGATCAAAGCAGGGGTACGTGGGGTGCGTGCCATGGAGACCTCCATCTAATAAGTGCGTACAGAGACGGACCGATCCGGGTCCAGCCGTTGCCGGCTCTCCCCAAGGTCCGCGATGGCCCGGTCGATCGCGTTGACCGCCTGGATCGCCAGCCGGCCCAGACGATGAGACGCCCGCCAGCGATCCGTCTCCGGGATCCGCTCCGCCCGCCCCGCCTGGGCCAGGGTGCGCAGACAGCGGGTCGCCGCCGGCGGCGAGATCTTCAGCGCCCGGGCCAACTCCCCGGGCGCCACCCCCGCGGCGAACGAGCGCAGCAGCAGCTCCTCCGCCGCCAGCACCCGCGCCGCCGCCTGGATCACCTCCCGATCCCGCGCGCCGCCCGCCCCCGTGTCCCCCGCGCTCACAGCACCCTCCCGACCACCCGGTGCCCGCTGCCCCCCACCCGCAGAGCCGCCACCCGGCAAGCCTCCGCCTCGTCGCGGGCGGTGACGGTCACGCGGTGCCGGGCGCTCCCGCGCCCGGCCGAGCGGACCGCATGAGCGAGGACCTGGGACCCGGAATACTCGACGGTATAGCGACCCACTGGGCGACTCATGACTGGGGCTCCTCGGCTAAGTGCATGACGTGAATCTGGACAATCTGGGACGGCATCCCAGAGTCGAGCAGGCGAGCGTCGGTCGGGTGGTCCGCCAGGCGTAAGAGCACCTTGCGCCACCGGTCGTCGTCGTCGCCGCCGCAGCCGCAGCCGCGGACGACGAGGCCGGTGAGCCCGTCCCAGTAGCCGGTGAGGACGCGCACCCGGGAGCCGGGCGGATAGGGGCTAGACACGGGCGCCCTCCTGCTCGGCGGCGAACGGGATGCGGCTGAAATCGAGCGGAATCGGCTCCCAGGGCTGGTAGACATTGGCCCGGGTGTAGGCGCGGAAGTACAGGGCCTCGCCGTCGGACTCCAGGGCATGGCGGACAGCCGCCTGGGCGCGGCGCCAGCGCGGATCGTCGAGATCCAAGCGGATGAACTCCAGGAGGCGGCTCGGGGCGATGCGGCCCAGCCGGTCGCGGGCGAACATGCCATCGACCAGGGCGCGGACCGTCGGGTCGGCATCGCGCAGGAGGTCGGTCAGCATGCGGCCGACGATCTCCTCGGCGGCGAGCACGTCGACGCCGACCCGCATCCGGGGGGCGAGGATGCGCTCGACGCGCATCAGCCCATCGGTGGAGATCAGCACCACGTTGCCCGAGCGGCCGGTGAGCCGCACCCCGTGGGCCTCGCCGACCAGTTGCACATGGGCGGCGAGGTCGGCGAACAAGGCGGCCTTGAGCTCGGCCAGTCCGCGGCTGGCCGCCTCGCAGCGGGCGACCAGGGCGCGGACCGCCTGGTCGCGGAGGGCGTCGACCTCGGTCAGCCGCTCGGGGCGGACCCAGACGCCGCGGCCGTCGAGAACGTGACCGGGAGGGATCTCGCCCTTCGGGATGTCGGCGGACTTGGTGCGGCACGCCGGGCTAGTCATCGTAGCGGCTCCAAAATTCCTCGTCGGCCCGATCTTCGCGGACCCACTCGCGGGCCTCGTAGATCAGGATGGCGACGGACAGCGCCGCGATCGCGGCGCCGCAGATCAGCAGAATGACGTTCATGGGGCGGACTCCTGCCCGGCGCGCAGCCGGGCGACGAGGTAGCGCAGATACAGCTCCCAGCGCTCCAGCTCGGCGCGCTGGACGGGGGCCAGGCCGTCGAGCCAGCCCTCGAGCTGCCGGGTCCCGCCGGTGGTCTCGCTTTCCCAGACCTGGCGGGCGACCAGCTCCGAGATCAGCATCACCAGCTGCTCGGCGCTCAGGCGGGGGGCCATGGGGACGGTGTAGGTGGCTGTGGGCTCGCTCATTCGCCCCCCCCCCACGAGCAGCAAGCCAAGCCGCAGTGTTCTGGCGCGCCCCATCAGGTCCGCGCAGGCCGCAAAATAGGCCTGCGTGCGCGAGTCCTGCGCGAGGGGGTCGAGGTCCAGCATGTCGTCGACCAGGCAAAGCATCTCCTGCTCCAGCCTGGCGGCCCGGGCCGCGCACTTCGCCGCCTGGCCGCGGGTCAGGGCACGCGGGGCGCTCATTCGCCACCCCCTCGCCGCAGACCGGCGCGCCGCAGCGCGGCAACGATCGCCTCCGCTGCCTCGCGAGACAGCGGCGCTGGCGGGGCGGACCACTCGCGGCAGGTGGCCAGCAGGGTGGTCGCCCCCAGGCGGGCGCAGACCGGGCGCGGGGTTCTGGCGCGCTCGCTCCACGACTTATGGGCGCAGTCGGCGCACCGCCGCTGCTCGGGGACACCCTCGGCCGCCGCGTCGGTCGCGGACAGCCAGCCGGCGGCGGCCCGGACCTGCTCGGCGGGAGTGCCGTAGCGGTCGGCCTTCATCGCGCACCCCCTGCCCGGCGCAAGGCCGGGCTCGCGACCGCCCGCAGGGCCGGGCCGGCCGGGCCGTCCACCCGCTCCAGGGTGCCGACCTCAGGCAGCGCCACCCGCCCGGCGTCGGCCAGCAGGGCGGCGGTCTGCCACAGCGTCTCCTCGGCCAGCCAGCGGGCCACGTCGGGATCGATCAGCCCGCCCACGGCATGGACCACGCGATCCATGATGGCGGTCGTCGTCTGGGCCTCCTCGATCGGCAGCTCCTCGACCCAGGTCTCGGCGTCCTCCGGCTCGCTCATACCGTCCTCCCGGCCCAGCGCGCCCGCGGGGCCTCGTGCCACGCCACCAGCACCCCGTCGACGCTGGCGTGATAATCCGCCCCGCTCCCGTCCGCCCGCAGGCAGCAGGGCGCGAGGTCCTTAAGCGGCGGCCGTCCCTCAGCCACGATCACCGGCCGCCCGCCGTGGCTGTGCGCCGAGCGGATCCCGCAGCCCGCCGCCAGGAGTCGGCCGCACAGCCGTGTGACCTCCTCCGCCATCATCTCCTCGGCCATGTGGCCGGCCTCCAAGTGGGGTGCGCGCATCGGTGTCCTCCGGGGTAGCGCTGAGTGGATCAAGATTCGGCCGCCGCCCGCCGGGGCGCCGCCGAAGTGTCCCGCGCGCCGTCGCGCAGGCGGTGGGAGAGCGCCAGATGCACGATCGCATCCCAGGCTTCCAGCGCCCCCGCCTGGTGGGGCCCCAGGGAGGCGGTCCAGGCGTCGATCTCCGAGCCGTCTCCTCCATGCGCCTCCACCAGGCCGAGCACCTCGCGCTCGGCCAGCAGGTGCAGCAGGTCCGCATCCGACACAGTGGGAATCGGGAAAATCACGGCGTCCTCCGGTCAGTCGAGCCGGCCCCGCGGCCGGCAGTGGCAGGGGCGGCGCGGCGCGTTCGGGGCGCGGGGAGCACCCGCGCCCCCACGAAGCCCCGCAGCGCCCCCAGGATCTCGTCCGCCAGCACCCCCTGAGGGCGCCGGTCCCGCCGGTGGCCCCAGCGGGTCACCACCCGATGTACCGTCCCGGGGTCATACCCCTGGTCCAGGGCCCAGGCCCGCAGGGTCGTCCCCTTGCGCCGGCACGCGTCCAGCACGCGATCGCGTGCCGTCGGACCGGAGGTAGGGGATCTGTAGGCGGTATCCGACATCGGATTCGGCGGTGGGCGATGGCGTAAACTGTGGTCAGGTGTCGATACTGTAGACCACAGGTTGAAATGGTGCAATCGCAATGAGCGCAACAGATGGGTGAGTTGTGAATCCGGTCGACGACCAGATTGCACGACTGCGCGCCGCGACCGGCGCGCAGAGCGACGCTCAACTGGCGGATGCGCTCGGCATCAGGCCGGGGGCCGTCGCGAACTGGCGCACGAGGCAGAAGATCCCGGCCGCGTCCCTGCTGCGGGCTGCCGAGCGGCTGGAGGTGCGCGTCGAATGGATTCGCAACGGGGATCCAACGAACAGAAAGGACAGCACCTATAGAGCGCCACAGGAAGAGTGCATTGGCGTGAGAGAGCCGCCGCCCGCGCCAGCGCGGATCGACGGCCGGCCCGGCGATCTCGCGCTCGCCGAGTGCAGCGGCGAGCGCCGGCTCGACCAGCTCCAGGATTGGCTCGCTACGTGGTGGGGGATCGCGTCGGAGCAGCAGCGCAGCGCCCTGGAGCGCCAGTTCCCGGCATGGTTGAGAGGGCTTGGGACGCGAAAGGATCTCTGACTGTCAGAGGTCACATTTTCGCTAGCGCGTTGATTGCGCAGTTATGCCCCCATCGAAACCTATGATATATCAGAGAACTACCACGTTGATAACTATGTTATAGCGCGGTCATCCGCCTCCCTCGCTCGCCCCCCAAGTGACAGCTGTCACCTGATCCGCCCGCGCCCCGCACCAGAAGATACCGCCACCCGATCCCCCCGGATCGCGGACCGTCCACCCCCGGAGCGCCGCGCCCCGTGACCGCCGTCCAGACATCCGAGCCCTCGCGTCGCATCGACCGGCCCCGGCTGTTCGCTGGCCTGCGTCGGCTCGCCGGTCGGCTCAGCCAGGCCCAGGTCGACGCCGGCAGCGCGCTGCTCGACGCCATGGAGCGCGACCCACGCCTCACCGACGAGCGCCACGCCGCCTACCTGCTGGCCACCGCCTGGCACGAGACCGCCGGCACCCTGGAGCCCATCGCCGAGCGCGGCGGCCTCAGCTACATCCGCGCCCAGTACGACCCCGTGCACGGCGACACCCCGCGCAAGCGTGCGCGCGCCCAAGCGATGGGCAACACCTCCGCCGGCGACGGCTGGCGCTATCGCGGGCGCGGATACGTCCAGCTCACCTGGGCCAACAACTACCGCCGCGCCGGCGAGGCACTCGGGCTCGACCTGGTCGACGACCCCGATCTCGCCCTGGAGCCCGCCGTCGCCTACCGCATCCTGGCCATCGGCATGGCCGAGGGCTGGTTTACCGGCCGCCGGCTCGGCGCCTACATCGCCGGGCCCAAGTGCGACTACCTCGGTGCCCGCCGGGTCGTCAACGGCACCGACCGCGCCGCCGAGATCGCCGGCCATGCCCGCGTCTTCGAGTCCGCCCTCTCCATGACATGAGGCCGCCGCCAATGACCGACCCCATCGCCCCCACAGCCCCCGAGCCCAAGCCCGCCGCCCAGTCGCTCACCATGCAGGGCGCCGTGGTCACGCTCGTCTCGTCCCTGTTCGCCGTCGCCTCGGTGCTGGCCGGCGCCGCCACCCCCGACACCCTCGGCCCCGCCCTGATCGCCGGCATCGGCGCCGCCATGTCCATCCTCGGCCGGCTGCGGGCCGGCGGGATCGCCGGCCTGTTCCGCGTCCCCGGCTGATCGAGCCCCGACCGTGCGCTGCGTCGAGTGGGCCGGGATCGCCGTCGGCACCAGTGCGGCCCTCGCCGCCCTGGCGCTCCTGCTGCACTGGCGCACCCAGGGGGCGCTCCGCGAGCTGCGCGCCGTCGTCGACCGCGGCACCGCCGCCGGCCTCGCCCGGCTCGCCGACGAGCTCGCCGCCGGCCATCGGCAGATCTCCGCCACCCGCACCCGCCTGGAGTCCCTGGCCATCGCCATCGCCGGGCCCGAGATCGAAGGCACCGCCGCCGGCCGGCCGCCGGAGCGCCCCCATGCCTGAGTGGGTGCCCATCGCCTGGCAGATCGCCCAGACCGTGGTGCTGGCGGCGATCGGCATCCACCAGTGGATCATCGCCTCCGACCGCGTCCGTCGCGAGGCTCTGGACACCGTCGCCCGCACCCTGGGCGAGCGCATCGCCAAGCTGGAGCAGACCGTGGATCATCGCGTCGACGTGCATGGGGATCGGCTGGCCAAGCTGGAGGCGCATTGCGCCACCAGCGAACAGCTGCATCAGTCCGAGGGCAAGGCCCACGGGCGCATGGACTTGATCTCGGACGGACTCAACGACTTGAAGGGCTCCATGCGCCGCATCGAGGTGACGCTGGACATGGTCCACCAGTATCTCCTGACGCAGCCGAGGAAAACGGCATGACCTACCTCGACGACAGCCTGCGCCCCGCCGTGCGTCTGGCCCTGCTCCAGCACCTGGAGCAGAGCGCCGGCTACCGAGCGCACGAGTACCTCCTGGTCGACTGGCTCACGCTGGCCGGCCTCCCCGTCTCCGCCGTCCTGGTGTCCGCCGAGCTCGACTGGCTCGCCGCCGCCGGCCTGATCGTCATCGAGCCCCTCGGCTCCGGGCGCATCGCCGAGCTGCACCAACGCGGCCAGGACGTCGCCGCCGGCCGCGAGCGCATCACCGGCATCGCCCGCCCCCGGCCCGGCCGATGACCGCCGCCCTGATCCTCACCATCGAGCCCGCCCCCGACGGCACCACTGCCGTCGGCTGGTCCTGCGACATCGACGCCATCTGCGCCCGCGTCCAGTCCAGCCCCGAGGCGTCCGGCGAGGAGCGGCTCGCCGCCCAGCTCCAGTGGGCCCTCGACGGAATCCTCGCCGCCTATCGGCACGAGACGATCTACCAGCGGGTCCACTGAGGGCGATCCGATGGGCCGCAAATCCCGCATCGACCTCATCCCCGAGAGCGCCCGCGCCGCCCTCCAGGAGTGGCTGTCCACTCCGGCCATCTCCCAGGCCGAGGCCACCGAGGCCCTGCACGACCTCCTGGACGCGACCGACTGGAGCGGCCCCCGCCCCAGCGTGAGCGCGGTCAATCGTTACGCCCAGCGGTTTTCGGAGACCATGCGTCGCCGCCGCGAGGCCAACGAGGTCGCCCAGCACTGGGTCAACCAATTCGGGCGCGTCCCCCAGGGCCAGCTCGGCCAGCTCATCGTCCAGATGATTCAGGGGATGGCGTTCGACCGCATGGTCCAGCTGGACCAGACATCCCCAGACCCCGAAGACCCCAAGGCCATGGGCGCCCAGGTCGGCATGCTCCGCGACCTGGCCCAGATGATCGAGCGGACCGAGCGCGCCGCCAGCCTCAATGCCGAGCGCGAGCGCAAGCTGCGCGCCGAGCTGGCCGAAGAGGCCGCCAACGTCGCCGAGACGGCAGCCCGAGCGCAGGGCGTGTCGGAGGAGGGCGTCGAGGCCATCGGCAAGGCCGTGCGGATCTACCTCCCGGACAACCATCGCCAGGGCGCCACCGCCAGTGCCTGACATCCGCCCCCAGCCAGGCCCCCAGGAGGCATTCCTCAGCTCCCCGGCCGACATCGCCATCTACGGCGGGGCGGCCTACGGCGGCAAGACCTACGGGCTACTGCTCGACCCCCTGCACTACGTCGAGCACGCCCGCTTCGGCGCCGTCATCTTTCGCCGCACCAGTCCACAGATCACCAACGAGGGCGGCCTGTGGGACACATCCGAGCAAATCTATCCGCACCTGAAGGCCAGCGGCCTCCCGGGCAAACTGCAGTGGACCTTCCCCAGCGGGGCGAAGGTGGGATTCAGCCACCTCCAGCACGAAAAAAATAAGCTGGATTGGCAGGGCGCACAGATCCCCTATATCGGCTTCGACGAGCTCACCCATTTCAGCGCCGGGCAATTCTGGTATCTGGTCTCGCGCAATCGCGACCCGTCCGGCACCGTGCGCCCGCACATCCGCGGCACCTGCAACCCGGACCCGGACAGCTTCGTCGCCGAGCTCATCGCCTGGTGGATCGACCCCGAGACCGGCTACGCCATCCCAGAGCGCTCCGGCGTGATCCGCTGGTTCGTCCGTTATCAGGACGAGCTGATCTGGTCCGACGATCCCGAGGACCTCAAGGAGCGGTATCCGGGCTCGATCCCCAAGAGCCTCACATTCATCGCCAGCTCCTATAAGGACAACCCCCTGGGGCTGGCCGCAGACCCGGGCTACCTGGCCAACCTGGAGAACCTCCCGCGCGTCGAGCGCGAGCGGCTCAAGGCCGGCAACTGGCTGGTCCGCCCCGCGGCCGGAGATTACTTCCAGCGCTCCTATTTCCCGCTCATCGACCCGACCGAGGTCCCCGCCGGACTCCAGACGGTCCGCTACTGGGATCGCGCCGCCACCGTCCCCAGCGACGCCAACCCAGACCCGGATTGGACCTCAGGGGTCAGGATGGGCCGCTCCCGCGAGGGCCGCTATTACGTGCTCCACGTCGAGCGCTTCCGAGACCGCCCGGCCGGCGTGCGCGCCCGCATCCTGACCATCGCCGCACAGGACGGCCGCCGGTGTACCGTCGGCATCGAGCAGGATCCGGGGCAGGCCGGCGTGGTGGAGGCCAGCGACTACGTCCGCGCCCTGGACGGCTGGCCGGTCGAGCTGGTCCCCGCCTCGGGGAGCAAAGAGGTCCGCGCCGCCCCGTTCTCCGCCCAGGCCGGCGCCGGAAACGTGACGCTGGTCCGCGGCCCCTGGCTGGACGCCTACCTGGCCGAGCTGGAGAGCTTCCCCCGAGGGAAAAAGGACGATCAGGTCGACGCCACCAGCGGCGCCTACTCCCTGCTCGCCAGATACACCCCCTGGACCGCCGACTGGACCCCCGCCCGCGCCGACGCCGGCTGGACCGGCGCCCCCGCCGCCCAGTGGGACGCGGACGACATCCCCGACCCCGGCGACCGCCCCGGGCCCGACACATCCGCCGGTCGCCTCGGCGCCGGCGCCTGGTAAGAGACCGACCGCCATGAGCGCAGAGACCAGCGCCGCCCTCATCCGCCGCCTGGCCGAGCGCGGCCAGCCGCTGGCCCCCCGCCGGCGCATCCTGATCGAGGCCGACGGCACCGGCAGCGACGCCGAGGTCCGCGTGACCGTCGAGGGCTGCGACCTCGCCGCCGCCGTCGGCCTGTTGGACTTGGCCAAGATGGAGCTCTACACCCACGGCTCCAGCGACACCCAGGAGGCGGCGCCATGAGCGAGCGCCGCG